CCGATCTTATGTTCTATAAAATCATTAATAATAGTGTCAGTTAAAACATCACTACTTGTTTCTGTATAATCTCTTATTTGTGTTACTAAGTCGCTATATGTTGTCATTATGCCCTACTATTCACTGGTCCCGCAGAAGCCACAGAGCCTCCACCTACTTGCGTAGAAGTTGCTGCACTATTTACAACAAAAGTGTAACTATCACTAATAGTACTATCTTGTGGAGATGTAGTATTAACAATAGTAATAGAATATGATCCATAAACTTTGGATCCATCATCATGAGCTTTCGCCGTTGTATCCCCTAATGTAACTCCATATGATGGAGCTCCACTTCCACGAGTTAATCCTGAAAGAGTATTACTTGAAGTATCATTAGATGTGTATTTAATTGTTTCGCTTAATGATTCTCTAGGCACAGCTGAATTTGTCTTATCTTCATTAATAACAATATATCCACTTGAAGGAAAAGCAGATGAATCAGTTAAAACTATACTACTACTAGAAGATGTAAGTGCTCCATTTAAAGTTGTATTTAAATTAAAAACTGAAGGTGCTATACCTCCTATGCTACCTGCAACATTTCTTAATCGAACTGCATCACCAGTTGATCTTTTGTGAGAAAATTCAGTCACAGTCACAGTCGTTGTTCCAGCTGTAGATATAGGATTATTTTGTAATAAATTAGGGACAGGAAATTCACCTCTAGCTGGACGTGGATGTTCTAACGCTTGAGGATCAGGTGAATGCTCATGTGGCATTAATTGAGGAGCCTTTGGCTCATACTCACTTGTATGCACCCATGCACCATTCCATTCTTTAACCATTTCATTGTAGGGAAATTGTAATCCACTACGATCAGAAATAGACAAAGCATATTTTCCTTTAGCGTACGCCATCTATTTTACCATTTACTATCAGTTGATCCAGACCAGTGATATTTACCACCTTTAGTAGCTGCACCCATTCCTTGTACTGTTCCACTAACTTTTCCTTTAGAAATAGCAACTGGTGTTCCACCAGATTCTTTTCCTTCACTAGTCGGAGCAATACCTTTAGTAGTTATAGCGCCAGCTTTCACTGCCTTAGGTGCATCAATCTGACCTCTATCACTCCAATTACCTTTTACTCCACCAGATTTTTCTCTAGTGTTCGAAGTTTGGGAATTATAGTTTCTATTACTCATTTTTCCTCCTTTTTACATTGACAATCTGAACATTCACATTGTCCTCCGCAGCATGAGCCGCCATTACTACAATGACATCCATGACCACATTTTTTACATTCTCCCATCTTCATTTATCTCCTATGGTATATAAGCTTGTGCCGGTTTAACACGATATGAGACTCTTTCTCTATTCGCATCTGCCGTACGTTTAAACTCTTCCTCATAAATCATCTTTAATCCACTAGCTAATTGTGGAGCTCTTTTTAAAGCTATATAATAAGCTAATCCTGATATTAGACAAGGAAGAAAATAAAACGGAACATCCGCATTATTTGTATAATCTCCTGCATCTTGAATTCTATTTATATAAAAATATTTCATAATGTATGCTTTATCTGGACTTGGATAAACAAACATTGTCATATCATTCTCAGGTCTGCCTGTTGAAGTAGATCCTCCAACAGTCACTTGCCCATTAATTAAACAAAATTGTGTTGGTCTAGCATCCCCGGAAGAAGATTGCTCTTTCCTACTTAAATTCATATATTCAGTTCTTGAAATTTTTGTAATGGTAACATCTGTTGTAGAACTATTACCTTCTAAATTAGTTGTTGCACCAGCTGTAGTTGTAATTACAGCATCTACAATATCAACAACCTTTTGATCAACTGCATAGTAATTTGTACCAGCAGTCATTGTTTGAGTAGCATAATCTATGGTCCATAAATTTAAACCGCGATTAGCCCATTCTGAAAACATTAAGTTTAAAGAGCGTCTTGCTGTTTTTAAATCATAACCCATTCGAACTTGTAATCCACAACGCTCGAACGCTTCTTCGATTATTTCCTCTATTGTAAGATTAAAGGTTCTACTGCCTGAATAAGCCATAGTAAACCTCTAACCGTATATTACAGTTACTTTATCAACGTTACTTAATGTTGCATATGATGATGTTTCACAACGGATTCCTTGTCCTGGAAGATCTATTTGATAAGTTACAGGTTCACCAGCACTGGTTCCACCTACACCAACATCAAATACAGCCATTGAAGTTCCACCAGTCCCACCATCTTTAATTGTAATACTTCCAGCAGCACCATCACCTTACGTAATAGATGCTAAGTATTCTTGATGGTCCAGCAGAAACAGCTCCAGAAGAAGTTAATCTTGTTGTTTTAACACTTCCAATAAAATCACTCATAGTGTTTGTTCTCCTCTTAAAAAGAGTGGGGATTTCTCCCCACTCAGTTAATTATTATGACGCAAAAGCAAAAGCGCCAGTTACTTGAGTGGTCTCAGTCGATAAATCATAAGCGATCGTCCAAGTTCCTTTTTCATAGCATACAAAATAAAGTTTGCATCCTGTAGTTAAAAGGTTTGTCGCTGCGTTTGCGGGAGTGAAAGTTAATAAAGTTTCACTGGCCGCTGAAGAATCGAAAGAAACTTCTGAGCTTCCTCTACTTTCAATTATTGATCCTGTTTTATAAACATCTGATCCTGCACAATCAAAAGATAAAGTTGCTGTTCCACCTGTCGTATCTTTAGTTTGAACATAAACTACGACTGAACCTGCCGCCGCCGCTGGCAATGTAGCCGCGCATGCCGCCGCTCCTGTGTAATTTACGTAAGTTATAGTGTCAACCGCAAGTGTTATTGTNCTTGATGTCGCTACATCTGATAAAGATAATCCAGTTAAATCTGGTAACTGTGAACCGTATCTGGTTGTTACCGCGCCAGTCGTAGCGTTTTTAGTCGCTACTTGAAAGCCCTTTTCCGAACGGACTGGGCCGTTAAATGTTGTAGTTGCCATTTTAAAATCCTCGTAGTTGAATCATACCGTCGCTTCTACGATTGTCTGCTAGGTCAGTCGGTACAATTATTTAACCCTAGTTGTAAACGGGGCGGACAAGCCGCCCCATAAATATTAATTAAGCACCTGGTGATCCGAAGATACCGCGCCAGTCAGACCAGCCGAAGCTGTATCTTTCTCTTGCTTTGTATCTAACGTTACCAGTATCAAAGTCACCTTCCATTTTAGTGGAAACAGGTGTTCTTTGGAAATGCTTCATGCCATTTGGAGCATCGGTTTTAATGAACCACGCGTCAGTATCAGTTAAGAAATTATTAACTACATACCCTTGCGGGATCATTCCCATGCTTCTATTAGCATTAATATCATTATCCGCAGTAGCTGGTCTCAATTGCGATTTCATCAGTCTCTCAGCAGTAAATTGAAGATTAACTGGAATGATCATTTTTGTGCCGTTAAGAGAAATTTTCATTCCTCTTTCGTCTTTCATTCCAGCAATGTCAATTAAAGCTTGCTCAAGAGATGTTTCGTTAAGATCCGCAGCAGTTGATAGCTCGTTTTTGACGTTTCCGCCAAGAGTAACGTGGGCTGTAGAGAAAAGCTCTAAGCCGTCGCCACCAGTATAAGAGCTATTGAATCCTCTGTTGAGAACATTAGCGCCTTTTACTTGCTTAGCGTTTGACATCGAACGTGCCAATGCTTTGGTATAACGTGAACTGATTTTATCGTAAAGGTTGTCCTCTACTGCTTCTTCAGTTATTGAAAAAGCCAATGCCAGAGTTTCGTGAGTGTATCTCGCAGTGAAAGTTTCAGTAGCATCGTCGTAATTGACTGAACCACCTTCAGGTTTCACTTGAGCACTTCCAAAACCGGATAGCATTACTTCTTCTTCGAAAGCACGATCAGAATTTTCAGTGTCGAAAATTTGTGTGTGCTGATTTTCGTAGCGGTCGTATTCCAACCCAAACAAGGCGTTGAGGCCTGGTTCAAGTTCTTTGACCAACTGGTTTCTAGAAATTGCCATTTATTTGCCTCACTCTAACTTAATGCGGTTGTTAACTTCCAAGTATGCTCGGCTGTATTCATCACTACGTATGCATTACAGTTAGCAGAACTTGTATCGCTATTGTCAGGATCNGTTGAGATTCCGATCTGTTTAAACTGACCAGATGTATCAACTTCAGATGTATCAATCTCCTGTGTAGATCTTCCAGTAATAGTGCTTCCACTAGTTCCTACAAAATCATGTCCACCGAAGTTCATCGCTGCCGTTCCTGTTTCATCATGTTGTGCTTCGAACACAATGTAAGGATCGTCATAGACCATAGCTTTTAAGTCACTTGCATTAGTACTTGCCGGATAGTATTTTGACCAAGTTGGTTTGCCAGTAGTTGGATCCGTATAAGAGACACCATAAAATATGCCTAGAACCACTGCACCTACGGCGCAGACTTCAATTCCGCCCGCAGTAACAGCCGTTACAGCTTGACCTGTATAGATCGCTGTATCGTAGTTCGCTGCAATTTTATATTCTCTTGCTCGAATCGTTCCACCTGCTAAGTGTGCCACGGGTCTGAACCCGAAAGCCGCATCTTGATTTGCCATTGGAAAAATCCTCCGATTAAGTAATTAATATTTAATTCGATGGAAAGAAGAGCTAAAAAATTATTTCTTCCTGTCGCCACCGAAGGTTACACGACTTTGCCTCTCAGGTTTACTGATTGGCATACTGGGATGTTGTTCCTTCAATAGATCGCTCTCTACTGCGTCGTCTCTATCTTGCGTTACTTCCGCAAAATAAGACATACGTTCTTCAACGATTTCTTCCGGAATCTTAGCCAGTAATAATCCTCCAACTCCTATTACACCTGCATATTTGCCTTCCTGTATTATTGGATATTCGCCATTAGAATCAGACCTTACAAGCTCAAATCCTTCTCTTAGTCTAGCGGATAAATTTTTATTATCCTCTTGTCCTAAGACTTCAGCGCGTATCCACCTATGCTTGAACCCATCGGGTGCAGGTGGTGCATCAAGAGATGACGGTGGTGCCCATGGTTTCCTTCGAGTCGTTTTGTCTCTAGAAAGGGCAGCGCGTGGAGTTTTGTTTTCATTCATTTTATTCATATGCCTACTCCTTCACGTATTTCGCATATTCTTCAAGTGGCACACCTAATTTTTTAGCAATCGCTACTTG